TCAAGTCACCCGTAAGGGCTGTGGTGGCAAGACCAGAACCAATCGCTCCAGCGGCGGCAGAACTTAATCCCCCCGCTATAAGGCTTGACCCAGCGCCAGTCAGGAATGTGCTACCCAACATACTGCCAAGCAATGGTGCCAAAAAGGGTAGAAACGCCTCTGGCTGACCTGTCACAGGGTTAGTGGTCAAAGAGCCTGTAGGAGACAGAGAAGCAAGTCCTGCAACCTCGACAGGGTTCATGTGAACCATCATGCTATCGCCATAACGTCCGTGAGTAGCCATTTGGTCGGCAACCCCCTGCATTGGGCGTTGGTTTGCATATTGCGCGTTAGGGTTGTTCATTAACTTGTCTCCACACCGAATAGGTTAAAACTTACATCTACAGCACTGGCGTACACCTTGATGACATCGGTCTGTCCGAGGCATATACCAATTACGACAGTTTGAGTTGTGTTAGCCGCAAGGGCTTGATCGTAGAATAAAAACTGCTTATCGTCTGCACCAGCCCCTGCAACATGTACGCTGACCCTGAAGGTGATGCTAGAGCCTGTTCTGTTGCAAATAACTAAAGAGCTTACTGTTGTTTGAGTTAAATCAGGTACAGTGTATAAAGTGGTTGTTGTTGTGGCCGCTGGATCAAGCTGACCCAATACCTTAATAACGTCAGTCATGATGCACCCATCAATAGGAACTGAAATCTACGCATAGCTAAAGAACCTTCTTTGTCGCCTTGGGTTTTTGCCGCAGTTATTTCAACTTGATGTTGATTTAATGCATCCTCAACGGTTTTCCGAGTTATAGATTCATTAAGCATGTCGTATTGAGCTTGAGGGATGGGCAGGGGTGTTTTCTTGATAGCCATTATCTTCTGCCATCCTGTCTAATCTGAAATCTAAGCGTTCCAAGTCTCCAGCCGTATCCAGAGCCTGTGCTTTCCACCCTGATCACTGGGTGTCTAGCCCGCGCTCGCAGGTATGACTCTGTTGTTGACTGGTTAACAGTAACTGACGAAAGCTCTGTTGCATCTTCAAGCGGATAGTTTCTGCCTTTTACTGTAATATCAACTGAAGGGTCGGCTCCGTCAAACGAGAAGTCGGGTATAACCTTGCTCATAAACATGAACCCTTCACCGTCACCTATCTCAAGGTCTCCAGACTCCACATAAGCCGTCATAGCGGAGCCGTCAGCATCAAAGCCGGTCTCATGGCTATAGAGGTAGTTGTAGGTTGCGGCTGTATCTGTATCAACGCTCGTTGCTATGGGGCTATCTCCCATTCCTGAATCAAACCATGCGCCTCTATCTAACGTCCCTACAGACCACAGGTTTTCCTCGTAGTTGTACGTCACATAGTTGGTTATCTCTGTATCTCCAGTTCCTATAGGATAATACCAAGTAACCTCGGAGTATGCAGAGTTTTCAGCCGCAAATACCTTGTAAGATTGGCCGACATTTAAGTTGGAGAACACATAGTCCTTAACGGAGCATGGGAGAGGCTGAACTGAACCGTTATAGGCGTAAAAACTACCCTCATCCATAAAGTACACGGAGCCTCTCGCATTGATTGCCGCTCTAGGGGAAACCATCGAAACATCTGTGCTAACTGTCGAAAAGTCAAATACAAAAGGGCCGCCCACGAATCTCATTGAATGCAGGCTTTCATCTGTGAATACAAGTATCTCTTGCCTTGTCTGAACAGCGCCAACGATAAGTGAGCCAGAGTTTATTCTCGCTCCGCCTGAAGTATTGGTCGCGGTGGGTGTCCAGTCGGTTAAGCTACCCTGATCAGAGAATCGTATAAACAAAGGGTCTATGGTTGATGACCCAATAGGATTTACGCCAAAAGCAATAACATGCTGATCAACATCGGATACCATTACCTGCAAGGCCGCTGTTGGGGGGTTTGATCCTCCAAGTGAGGCATCGGTAATGTCCAAAGCTCTGTTTGCTAGACCTGCGGAAATGTCATAGTAATATATACCTCCGCCCCTTGGATTGAACACAAGGTCTTCGCCAAAATTATCTTGACTATATAGTCTTAGCTGACTTGATGCTGTTATTGCTGTTACAGAGCCAAATCCTCCACTACCCCAAGTGTTAACGCCCCAACCCGTGCTTTGAACAAACGTATTCAATCCTGTGTTTATCTGATACGCACCAACAGTGCTACTGCCGCCATTCCCAGAGTCGCTAGCGTTGGCGGTTACGGTGTTGCCAGAGGTATCTTTTGCGATAACAGTATAGCTATTGGAATTTATTATAGATGCTATCTGATATTCCTGATTAAGGACGCTAGCAATAACGGTTCCACCAAGGCTAGCCGCGCCAGAGAATGTTACAAAATCATTAACAACTGCACCGTGAGACGTATCTGACACAGTAATCGTGGAACTTTCATTGGACGCTGAAAACGTAACATCACCCGCTGATGTAGTAGCCCTTAGTGGCGTGACATCATTGAAGTTTACTCCCTCAGTGATGTAGAACTTTAGGTTTGTCCCAACACCAGTGTGCTTGGTAGCACCCAGTGTGGCCCATGTGTAGAGAGACCTGCAAACACCCTGAAAAGTATTTAGAGAAAACTTAGCCCAACCGCCTATTTTTTCAGGGCGACCTTTCCTAAAGCGTATTTTGTCAGAATCAGTCCACCCCTGATCGGCAGTATAGTCTGTCCCTTCTTTGCTAATTCCAGCGGCAAACTGAATCTTCTGTAAGGGCATAATTAACCACCATAGGGAGGATTAAATGGAATCTGAGGCATTGGTCTTCCGCCCTTGGTTGGGCCGCTTGGCATCCTTCCGCCCTTAGATGGGCCGCTCATTGGTGGCCGACCATACGGACTAGGCATCCGAGGACTAGGCATAAAAGGTGGAGGCACTCTTCTTGGCGGTTGAGCGGGAGGTCTTCCGCCCTTAGACGGGCCGCTAGGAGGTCTTTGCCCGTAAGGAGGCCGAGGCATCCTTCGAGGAGGATTAGGCATAGGCATACGCTGAGGAGGCTGATACCTCTGAACAGGACGATATGGCCGAAACTGAGGATTACTCATAGACGGTGCGCGATACTGTCCACGCAAGCTAGCTATTCCTGACTGATCAGAAAATAATCCACTAGGAGGCCTAGGTCTTGCATAAGGAACGTAATGCTCATGTGCTGGCGCAGGGTCTTCCATCACTGGGTCTTCTAGTAGAGGATCAAAGTTATCAATAGGCCGATTAAGCTCTTCATCAGCCGTAGTGGTAACACCTCCCTTGCCACCACTCATTCTAGGCTGGGAAGCTGGCATGAAGCCCATTCCTCTAGGGTTTATTTGATTACGCCCAAACGCTTCGTTCTGGCCTCTCATTGGCTGTCTGCTACCCATTCCCATTATTGATACTCTCCGGTTCTTATCATGTTAGTGACCTCAACAGCCCTGTTACCGACCTGCTGGCTCCACCTAGAGTCCATAAACTCATCTGCCGCCCTGCTATAGTCTTTCTCAGACATAGCCTGCAATGCATTCTTAAACTTTCTTAATGATGTTTGACCTACATTAAAGGACAGGTCAACCATCGCATCTTTTCTTACAGGATCAAGCCCATCAAACCAATCATACTCTGATGATAACTCATCAATAACCCTATAGATATCGTTCGTTAACAGTGACAAAACCTCAGAATCAGAAAGACCTAACCCAGAATCGGAGATGTTTCTGCCAACTCCTATCGTTTCATAGCCAGCAGAACACTTATATACATGCCGTTTAACGCCTTCATGACGCTTTAGCATTATTATAAGCCTATTGAATCTAGGCTGACTCACTTCTTTGCGGCCTTCTTCGTGTAAGCCTCGTTCTTTTTTGTATTAGGGTTGTCGCCAACAAAACGGCCCCTCTTGTCTCTTGCACGAACCAACTCGTCTTCCGGGGCGTGTTTATCTTCCTCTTGACTGGTTGAGAACAGTGAGGCTACCCAAGTAAATAATCCCATTTTATTTCTCCCGTGATACTTTCTGAATTTTCTCAACGGTACGCATACCGCCAAGACCAAGCATACCTAAAAGCACAGGCATCATCTCAGACATCTGTAGCAGAGGTATGGTTATCTCGCTTCCAGCAACCGCCAAGGCAAAGTTGCCCATTGGAATCAGTATATAATTTGAGGCCATGCCGATTACAGTTACCCAGCCCACAGCAGGTCTCCAGCCAGCAACAAACATTGATTTTGATGCCGCCTCGACCTTATTGACCTCCAACTGCCCCTTAGCGAGTTCTTGAGCGTGGCGCTCAGACATTGTAGCTATCTCATGTGCCAAGGCGTTTTTGGTATCTTTATCTTCGATAAACTTGTCAAGAAGACCCGAAACTGGGCCGATTAGTGCTTCTAGCATATCTACTTCCTCGTCATGTAGGCTGTTGCGCCAAAAAACATTCCAATTACAGATGCTTGGCTGAGAAATAGCATATCGCTCAGAGACGCTATAGTGTCTAATCTGGATTCTGGTATAAATGGCATAATAGGAAGAAGCGCGTAGACGCACATGCTAACCATAGCCACCCATGCCATCTTTCTCTGAGAGTCGGCTTTTTCTTCTCGGATAGTTTGATCGACCATTTCCGTGTGACGGGATATCTCTTCATCAGTAACAATGCCATCGTGATCTAAATCAAACTCTGAGTATTTGCTTTCTTTCTCTAATTTTTTTGGAGCCATTACTCACCCAGCACCTTCATAACCTCAATAGCGTACCAAACCGCTCCGCCAAGGACGGCAATAAACAAAACCCCCACGACATTCTTAACCATCTCGTCTCGCTTGGTAATAGCTCTGTTTTTAGCTAAACGAGCCTTCTCTCTGCGTTGTTTGTCTTCCATAAGGGATTTGTGCTGGATAGCCAGCATGTCTCGCCAGACTTGCCGTGGAGTGATTTTCTTGAGTTCTTTTTCTTTCTCTCGGATATCGTTTTTAGCCCAAGCAAGCTGAAGAGCCTCTTCCTGAGTGATAATGTGGTGTCCTTCGTTTACTTCGGACTCTATCTGCTCCACAGCCGCCTTGCTTTTCGTCAGGCCGTCAAAAACACCAGTCAACCCTGTAAGGTGACTGCCGCTCTCTTTTACTGTAGATATTCCCTCATTAAGCGCCTTGAGTATCCCAACTACGGCGGAAATTTCTGCAATCATTTAAGCTCCTACGCAGGCATCCACTTAAACAAAGCTATCGCGCTTATAATAAACGGATACATACTGAACATTATCATTTCAAGTCGATCAAACCTTTTGGCTCCAGACTCTAAGCGCCTCTCTATATTCTCATACCTTAGACTGCATTCTTTTTCGTGCGCTTCAAGCTTCGCAATGGTGTCTTTTAATGTAGGCAAGATACTACTCCGTGGGTTTGCGTTGCAGAAGATTAAGAATAGCCTTGGTGTCAGACCTTACCTCTGACAAGTCCTGAACAGCGTTATCAATCTGAATCTCAGTACGAGTCATCTGTTGCTGTAGCTCAGAAACGTCTTCTTCGATCTCCTCAACCTGCTCTGCCACCTCTTCAATGTCCTCAGCATTCTCAGACGCAGAAGCCTCTAAGCTGGCATAGCTAAAGATAGCGCCTGTAGCAACAACTGCAACAGGCAGTAGACTTAGCAAATTAAGCGTCTTAATTTCCACTTACTAGCCCCCTATATTAGGCTTGGTATCTGGGAAGTCATCAGTAGCAGGCCAGTCACGCAAAGCAGTCCTATAAGTCAGGATGTTATCGCGGTTGGGCCAGTCTGGGGTTTGCGAAGCTTTATCTGTAGCTAAAAGCTCACCGTCCCTCCAATCACGCGCCTCGCTGTGTGCGTTTTCCGTTAGTTGCTCCTCTGTAGGTGCTGGTGGAACGACAAGCTCGTATTTACCAGAATGATGTGCGTCAACAAAGTCTTGGTCAGCTTCTATAGTGTTTACAACATCCCCATCAGAATTTAAAATTTTGTAAGTAGGCATTCTAGTTCTCCTTATGCGTAAGCCGTGTAGTGAATAAAGACCATTCCGGGGCCACCATGCCCAGAAGTTCCGTATTGAGCAGAGGATGCGAAACTAACAAACCCGCCTCCACCTCCGCCTACTCCGCC